GGCCAAGGTCGAGGCGATGAAAAAGGACGCTGCTACTGACTTTATGTTTGGAGATGCGCCCAAGTATAGCGGCTGGAAACCCGGCGAGAACGGGGACGGGGGCAAGCCCGGCAGCACCAAAAAGCTGTCTGAGATGTCCTACTCCGAGCTGACCGAGTACATGGCCAAAAACCCTGACGCAAAGCTGGAATAACCCCAACAACACAATCATTTCAAGAAAGGAAGTATTGAATTATGCCTAACGCTAAGTTTGACGCAAAATCTTTCAACCCTGAGGCTTTCAAGTACATCATGGACCGCATCCCCCGCACCCGCCTCAACGAAATCCGCAAGTCCAAGGTCCTGGTGGGCAACCCGGACATCCGTGCGGTGCTGGGCACCCAGAACGGCACCGGCTATGCCCGTGTGGCCGTGCGTGGCCTGCTGGACGGTGAGGCCGTGAACTATGACGGCCAGACTGACATCACCGCCACCTCCACCAAGACCTTTGAGCAGGGTGTGGTGGTCATTGGCCGTGCCAAGGCGTGGGTGGAAAAGGACTTCTCCTTTGACATCACCGGCGGCGTGGACTTTATGAACAATGTGGCCCAGCAGGTGGCGGACTACTGGCAGGACATTGACCAGGACACCATCCTGGCGGTCCTCAAGGGCGTTTTCTCCATGACCGGCGGCAAGAGCGGTGAGTTTGTCACCAAGCACACCTACTCTGTCAACGGCAACCTGGAGGCCTCCACCCTCAACAGCGCCACTGCCCAGGCCTGCGGTGACCACAAGAAAAAGTTTGCCATGATTTTCATGCACTCTGTTCCGGCCACCAACCTGGAAAACCTCAACCTGCTCACCGCTCTCAAGTACACCGACAAGGACGGTGTGACCCGTGATCTGACCCTCTACACCTGGAACGGCAAGCTGGTCATTGTGGATGACGGGATGCCTGTTGAGGCTGTTGCCGCCACCTATAAGCTGACCTCTGACACCGCCCTGGTGACCGGCAAGACCTACTACACCAAGAGTGGCACCAAGTACAACGCTGTGGCCTCCCCCAGCGTGGACAACATTGCCACCTATTATGAGGTGGATGTCCCTGCCGGTGAGGAATACACCAGCTATGTCCTGGGTGAGGGCTCCATCAACTTTGAGGACCTGGGTGCTAAGGTGCCCTATGAGATGTCCCGTGACCCCGCCAAGAACGGCGGCCAGGACACCCTCTACACCCGCCAGCGCAAGGTGTTTGCCCCCAAGGGCATCTCCTACGAAAAGACCAGCCAGACCACCCTCTCCCCCACGGATGCGGAGCTGTCCGATGGTGCAAACTGGGCTCTGGTCCACTCTGGTGAGGCCACTGAGAGCCAGCGCTCCTACATCAACCACAAGGTTATCCCCATCGCCCGCATCAAGTCCAGAGGCTAAACCATGACCGTGTATGAGGCCGTGGTGTCCCGGCTGGCCATGCTGGGCTACACCGTCACGGACAATGACGAAACCGGCCTCAATTTCCTCATAGACAAGTGTGAAAAGGACATCCTGGCAGACATCAATCAAAGGGTGCTGCCGAATGGCCTTTTCTATGTCCATGTGGATATGGTGGCCGGGCAATTCCTCTATGATAAGAAAGCCGCCGGTGGTCTGGACGGGCTGGAGGGCGGGCTTTGACTTCTCCGCCCCGGCCAAGAGCATCACGGAGGGTGATGTGGCCATCACCTTTGCTGGAGCCAGTGATGGAGCCAGCAGCGCTGAGGCCCGCTTTGATGCCCTGCTTGCAGGGCTCATGCGCCCGCCTGAGAGTACGCTGGCGGCTTTTCGGAGGATGAGATGGTAGTGGGGAGCCCCGCCCACAAAAAGGCCGTGCAGAGCCTCTGGGTGGGCAAAGCGACCATCACCGTGCTGGACGGGGTGCTCAACCCCGCCAATGGCCGCACGGAGCCCCAGGAGCGCATCCTGGCGGCAGACATCCGCTGCCGCATTTCCCACAAGTCTGTGGTGAGTACAGAGCCCAACGAGGAGGCCGCCCAGGTGGCCCAAAGCGTGGTGCTCTACATTGACCCCTCCGTGGACATCCCGGAGGGGTCTAAAATCACAGTGACCCAGAACGGCATGACCCGTGACTATGAACGGAGCGGCAAGAGCGCAGTGTATAGCTGCCACCAAGAGGTGCCGCTGGAGCTTTTCAAGGAGTGGGCCTGATGAACTGGGGAAACTGCGATTATAAGCAGCTCCAGCGCCTCCGTGACAGTCTGGCCACGCTCCAGAGCATGGACATGGACCGTTTCTGCACGGAGGTGTCAAAGGAGTTGGCCGCCCGCCTGCTGGCGCTGGTCATCCCCCGCACGCCTGTGGGGCAGTACCCAAAATCCAGTGGCAAAAAGGGCGGCACCCTGCGCCGGGGCTGGACATCCAAAACCCAAGCGGATGCCGCCAGCAGAGGCGGCAGCAATGATGCGAAAGCCTACGCTGAGGCACTGCCAGTCAGAAAGTCCGGCAACGCCTACACCA